ACTCTTGCCAAACCCCCCCGAAAGACTTGAAGTCGTAAAACTGCTCATCTTTGCTATACCCAGTCAGTACACTCGGGGGCTGGAGGAAACATCATGTTTTATGACGCAGAGAAAAGACTTTGGTTTCGGCAATCATGGCTGAAAGAATTCGTTGATTGTCCTGAACGGGCGAGACGCAAAGCGATAGAGGTGGATCGTCCCAGAACCACGTCGGACGCCGCCCTAATCGGGACAGGCGTACACACCGCCATTCAAGGAGTGTTGGAAGGTCGGGTTGCGCCAGAAGATATTCAGGATGCGACGAACGAAGCCGTCCTCGGTCTTCTCACAACCGAAGAAGTGAACTTCGCAAAGTACGAGGCGCAAGACCTCCCCGGTCATGCGGCGAGATGTGCCAAAGCATTCGTTGAAGGAATCTTGCCCGACGTTCCGCTCGGAGGCGAATGCGAGCATCAATTCTCAACCATCATTGACGAAGTGGATGGCGTGGAAATCGGGTTGACGGGAACCGTTGACTACATCGCACCTGATGGGGAACAACTTTGGGACTGGAAGACAGCGAACCGCAAGTACAGTCAGACCCAATATCAGAAGGGCAGTTTGCAGGCGTCCACCTATGCGACTGCACTCAGCCTTCAGAAGATGGTTGAACTTCCTGTGGAGTTCAAGTTTGGGGTGATGATCCGGGGCGAACGGTCGGCGTCCAGCCAGATCGTTGTTGTCCAACGGCAAGAAGAACACCGCCAATGGTTCCTAAAGAGGGTTAGAGACATTGCACGATTTGTGATCCGCTACGGAACCGATGAACCGTGGGCAACAAACGAAGAATCATTCCTCTGCTCTGCCACTTGGTGTGAGTTCTACAACACCTGTCGTGGGTCATACATCTCAAAGGACGCCGATTCGTTCAACGTCTAAGATGCGACGGTGACCGAAGCAGAGTTCCAAAAAAACGTCGTCGCTTTAGCCAAGATGACGGGCTGGTTAGTGATGCACACCAGACCTGCGCTCAACCGTTCAGGCAAATGGTCAACGCCTATCCAAGGTCACCGAGGTTTCCCTGATTTGTGTATGGCTCGGGACGATGCGACGATCTTCTGCGAGTTGAAAGCCGAGAAGGGCAGGCTGTCCGAGGAACAGAAACTGTGGTTGGCGACGCTGGAGAAAAGCGGTCAAGAGGTTTACGTTTGGCGTCCGTCTCAAATGCAAGAAATTGCCGACCGACTCAATCGTTGACAGGGGTTTATCAACTGGGTACTATCTCATCAGCCGAGGAAGGGCAGGAGGAAAATGGAACCGACACCGACAGTACGAATGGCAAGACGGAGCGATCCGCTTACCAGCAAGGAAGCCAGCAAGGGGGCAAGCGAGCGGTCTCTTTCGCAGAAGATGCGACTGCTTCTTGCCTACGCCGATAACCCAAACGGGTTGACCGACGAGGAGGCTGGCGTAATCACAGGGCTGTTCAGCCTGCCGAAATGCTCTTACTGGAAGCGTTGCGGTGAACTGGAGACTGAGGGTTTGATCGCTCGGACGCTCCTCACACGTCAGGGCATGACGGGCAATCAGATGATGGTACGCCAGATCACGCCCTTGGGCTTGAACGAGGCGAAGAAGGTAATGCGATGAACCTACGCTGGTTGTATCTGGCAATCTATATGACGATGGCTGGGGGAATGATCAACGCTCTCTTCAACCCATCTTTTGACGGTTTCATCACCACGCTTCTAATTGTGGGAGCCGTGATGGTTCTTCTGCTTGGTGCAGGGAAATTGGAGCATTCCGATGAGTGATGCAAGAAAACTGTTTGAGGAGCGCATCGCTACCTTCAGGGAAGAGGGCAGAATTACTCTGCCGATGATCAAAGCCGACGTAGTCACCGACGTACGGGAGATTTTGCGTATTGCGGATATCACGGCTCGGTTCGGTGTATCTGTATCGGTGGATGCGAATGCTTATGCGGTGGACGGGCGTGTCGCCAACCCGTACCAAGGGTGGTTCATCATGCCAGCGGATCATGGTGGAATGTCTCCCGTGTCGCTGACAAGCAACATCATGCTCGTTCGTTTTGATCGGATGAACGAACGGGTAGAGACGTGGCTTTTCGGTTGCAAGCACCAGATTGTGACCGAGTTGAAGGGTCGCTGTTACCGTGAGTCGCACTGTGAGCGATGCGATTACAAGTACGTCGTGGACTCAGGAGACTGAACCCCACGCAAGCGTTGCTAGACCGACCTGAAGTGTGTCGGTAACTGGGTTTGCTATCTTTCAGCCCGTGGCTGACCTTCAAGAACTCGGTACAAGTGGCTATCAGCACTCAGGCGGATCCGTCACCGACGAATTCCTTGCCGCCCTGCAAGGCACCAGAGGCGTCCGAATCTGGCGAGAAATGGCTGACAACGACCCCGTCATCGGGTCAATGCTTTTCGCCCTTGAACGTCTGATCCTTCACCTCAAATGGACGGTTGACCCGTACAAGGACATGGACGGCAAGTCAACCAAGGAAGACGAAGAAGTCGCCAAGTTCGTTCTTTCTTGTATGGACGACATGGAGGAATCGTGGGATGCGACTGTCTCCCAGATCCTGTCATTCCTTGTCTATGGCTGGTCATACTGCGAGATCGTCTACAAAAAGCGAGATGGTCTGGACACGAACGACAAGAAGAAGCGTTCTCAGTATTCGGACGGCAAGATCGGTTGGAGGAAGATCCCCAACCGAGCGCAAGAAACTCTTTTTGACTGGGATATTGACGAAAACGGTGACGTCCGAGGGATGCGACAGTTGGATCCGTCCGCCAGCAAGGGCATGGTCACGATCCCGATTGAGAAAGCCCTGCTCTTCCGCACCACCTCGGCACGCAACAGCCCCGAAGGTCGGAGCATCCTCCGTAACGCCTACCGTCCGTGGCGTTTCAAAAAGACGATTGAAGAAATTGAAGCCATCGGCATTGAACGAGATCTTGCAGGTCTACCTGTCGCCTATGTCCCCCCGTCAATGTTGTCGTCAACAGCCTCCACCGACGAAGTATCGGCACGCAATGCGATTCAAAATCTCGTCCGTGGTATCAAACGAAACCAGAACGAAGGAATTCTATTCCCCCTCGCTTTTGACGAGGCTGGACGGGAAATGTACAAACTGACGTTGCTTTCCTCGGCAGGCAACCGCCAGTTCAACACCGATGCAGTGGTATCACGCTATGACCAGCGGATCACCATGACGATTCTCGCAGACTTCATTCTCCTCGGTCACGAAAAGGTCGGTTCGTTCGCCCTCGGTTCCAGCAAGATTGACCTGTTTATGACAGCGATCTCCCAGATGACGGCACACATCTCCGACGTTTTCAACAAGGATGCGATTCCGAGACTGTTGAAGGTCAACGGCATGAAGGCTGACCGTTGCCCGAAGATGAGAGTGGAAGAACTCCAGTCGCAAGATCTCTCTGTGTTGGGCGACTTCATCACGAAGATGGCGCAGGCTGGGGCGTTGCAGGTTGACTCTGGTTTGGACGAGTTCGTGCGTAACCTCGTCGGTTTGCCCCCCAAGGTGGAAGACGAAGAGGGCGCAATGCCGATGGGTCAGGAAATGGCACCGAATGCGACGGCAAAGCCGAAGCAGAATCCTGCAACTCAAACCGCTCCAGAAACTGAGGGCGGAGATGACGACACGCTTGACTAAAGCCTCGGGGTTGACACCCACAGAAATGGGTATCACCTCGGCAACAAACAAAATTGCTAACAAACTTGAATCAGTGCTGATCGGTGAGATCAGGAACTCTTTGTCGTTTGACGATGCGATTGCTCGGGTGAGTTCTCGGGACATTCTCGTTGACCTGCGTGACCTGCAAGACGACCTGATTCAGCCTTTGTTGGATGCCGTGGAGGAGGCAGCGAGAGATGCGATCAGTTCACTGCCGTCCAGTATGCAGGTCGGTGTCCGTTTTGACGAGTCCGATGTTCGGGCGATTAGTTGGGCAAGGAATCGTGCAGGTCAATTCGTTGTAGAAATCTCTGAGGAAGTGCGCCGACAGATCCGTGAACTGGTAACTCGGGCGATCAGGGAACAGTTTACGACAGACAAGTTGGCGCAGTACATCAGGAGCATCGTCGGTTTGCACTCTCGGTGGGCTAGAGCCGTTGACAATATGTACGAAAGAACGGTCGCTGACCTCCTCGGGCAGGGTCAACCGATCGGCGTAGCCGAGGCTCGGGCTACAACGGTGGCGTCGGCATATCGCCTCAGATTGATTCGTACCCGTGCGATGACGATCGCCAGAACGGAAATCGTTGCGGCGAACAACGCTGGACGCTATTTGGGCTGGCAACAAGCAATGATTCAAACTGGTATTCCAGCAGGTATGTTGCGGAAACGGTGGATCGTTGGTCCCGATGGGTGGTCGGGCATCAGGGTATGCGAACGGTGCATTGCTTTGTCGGGAACCGAAGTGGGCGTCAACGACCTGTTTCCGTCAGGTCGGCTCATGCCTCCCCTCCATCCGAACTGTCGTTGTACGGCAATCCTGATTTTCCCGAGTGAGGAGATCTGAGATGCCGTGGAAAGTTGAACGACGTAAAAACAAGTTTGTGGTTGTTCGTGAGAACGGCAAGGTTGTTGCCGAACACGATTCCAAGGCGAAGGCGATGCGACAGATTCGGGCGTTGTATGCGTCTGAGTATTGGGTGCGGAAAGCCCGTGCAAAGATGTTTGCGTCTCGCTCTGAAGCAGGTCGTTACGCCGCACACATCCGATGGGCGAATAACCGTGGACAGGAACCCTTGTCTGTAGCGGACTGGCGAGCGTCGGATGCGATGGAATTGCCTGACGACATTGTCCCCCAAGCACA